ATTTCGGCTGCTCAGTTTTCGATTACCCAGTACGCATCGGCTGTTTCGATCAGCGGCTTGGAGATGATTCAAAACACTGGTAAAGAAGCAATCATCGACTTGGTTGACGGTCGTATGAACGTGGCTGAAGCACAATTGGCTAACCGTATTTCGGGTGACATTTACCTAGACGGTACTGGTAACTCAGGAAAAAACATTACCGGACTTGGTGCTGCAATTCCCGACGCTCCAACGTCAGGCACATACGGTGGCATTAACCGTGCAACTTTCACGTTTTGGCAATCTGTTGCCTACTCAGGCGTGACTAACGGCGGCTCTGCTGTTTCGGCATCAAACATCCAAGCATACATGGATGCTCTTGCTGTTCAGCTGATTCGTGGAACAGACAAACCTGATTTGATCGTTTGCGACAACAACTATTACAAATTGTATTTGCAATCGTTGCAGTCGATTCAACGTATTACAGACGGCGGCAATTCGTCAGCAGGCGCAGGCTTTGCATCGTTGAAATATTACGGCGCAGGTATGGCATCTGATGTGGTTCTAGACGGTGGTATCGGTTCAGCCGCAACAGCAAACCATATGTGGTTCTTGAACACTAAGTACATTATGTTCCGTCCACACGCTGATCGTAATTTCGTGCCAATCGGCGGCGAGCGTCAAGCAGTTAACCAAGACGCAATCGTCAAGCTCATCGGATTTGCCGGGAATCTAACATCTTCAGGCCCACAGTTCTGTGGCGTTCTGATCGCTTAAAGGAAACCATCATGGCATATACATTCGACGAACCTCGTGCAGGACTCCTGCAAATTGCTCAAACGGACTCTGGTATTACTACAGCAGGCGGCACGACTATTCCAACGCCCCCAGCTGTTTTAGGTACTATCGTTCGTGCATTTGATCCAACTTACGGCGAAGGCGAGTTCATCTTGCTGTTAGGCGTGGCATCAACTGTTGTTGGCTCGGTTGTGCGTTACAACGCTACAACTTACCAAACAACTTTGGTTGTCAACACCGCCGTTCAAGACGTGCCAGTTGCAGTCGCTATGTCGGCTTGCACAGCAGGTCTGTACGGTTGGTATCAGATTGCAGGTAATGCAGTCATCAAGAAAACAGCCGTTACTGTTGCACCTAACGTAACTCTGTTCTTGTCGGCTACAGCTGGTCGTGTAAAAGTCTTGGCATCTGCCGGATTGCAAGTTGTTGCTGCTCGTTCAGCCAACTTGACTACCGTCACTTCTACGACTTCTACCGTAACCGTGACCATCAACCGTCCACATCTACAGTCACAAATCACCTAATAATGATTGAAGCTGTTCTTGATGTAGTTGGAAACACAGAGCCTGACGTTTTGTTGGGCAATGTGCAGCGATCCGTAAAAAGGTCGCTGCCTTGGTTTGATTTTGACGAGTCACCCCAAGGCAGCGTCTGTCTTGTTGGTGGCGCACCGAGTCTGGTTGACACGATTGACCAGTTGAGGGTTCGCCATCAAAACGGCGCAAAAGTATGGGCTATGAACGGCTCTTACGATTATTTGGTTGGGTTAGGCATAGTCCCAGACGCAATGGTGATGCTTGACGCAAGACCTGAAAACGTGAGATTTGTTCAAAATCCACAGCAATCGACTACGTTTTACATTACTAGCCAATGCGACGATTCAGTATTTGATGCGTTGGAAGGTTATAAGGTTGTGTTGGTTCATGCCAATACGCCTGGCGTATACGAGTTGCTTGAGCACGAAAAGGCTAGACCAGTTCACCTAATGGGCGGGTTTACGACTGTTGGCATTTTGTCGTTAATATTGGCAAAGTTAAAAGGCTATAAGCGTATCTTTTTGTTTGGCATGGATTCTAGTTATCGCAACGGCGAACACCATGCTTATAAGCAAGAAAGTAATAACGCAGATAGAGTAATTGACGCTATGATTGACGATGTAAAATATCAATGCGCCCCTTGGATGGCACAGCAGGTGACAGATTTTCAGAATGTCGTGGCAGGCTTTGAAGATGTTACGATTGAAGTATGTGGCGATGGGCTTTTGCACCAAATGGCAAAGGCAATGAGTAATTAACTTAAAGGATTATCATGGCATTTCCCTCAAGAATTCAAGGCGCAGGCAACTCGCCACTATCTGCTTCAACAATTTGCGGTGACGGTGCAACTGGCTTAGTCGCAACAGGCTCAACTGCATCAGATGCGTTGCAAATCTCAGCCGTTAATAACACAATTACCACTTCGTCTGCATCAACTGGCGTTAAATTGCCACCGACTGAAGTTGGCGCACAGGTCATTATTCGTAATGATTCTGGTCAAACAATTACAATTTATCCGTACAATACAAGCAGCACAATTAACGCAGCTGCATCAAACGTAACGGTTGCAACAGCAAAAACAATTCTGTTGGCAGCAACTTCCGCAACTACATGGGTTTCAATCACAGGGGCATAAATTGGCTTTAGACAGCGATGTTTTCAACGCAGATACTCACCTACACGTCGAGTTCTATGTTTACGATAAAGATCCTTATAAAGATAAGCCGTTTGTTAGAATCATAGTGCCAGGCGATAAAACGACGATTATTGACCAACCCGTTCGGGACGATCATAAACAGCGTTTTCCTCGCCAATGGTTACATTTTCAAATGCAAAACAATAACGCAGAAGTTATTGGCGTGCCTTTGAAACAATGGGTAAAGGACGATCCTGAAAATTTTAACGATATGCAGATGGCAGAATTGCAAATCTTTAAGTTTCAGACCGTTGAGCAAGTTGCTACCGCATCAGATAGCCAATTGCAGCGTATTGGCATGGGGGCGGTGGGCTTGCGAGAGTTAGCTAGGCGTTATTTACAAGTTAAAAACCAATCTTCTAGTCAGACTGAGATAGAACATACCAAGCAGGAACTTGCTGAAGTTAAAGAGCAAATGGCGGCGTTGATGGCTCAGTTGTCAGAAAAGAAGGTTGGGAGGCCAAAAAAGAGGACTAAATGTCATCAACGATGCTACAGCTAGTAACCCAAGTCACTAACGAACTTGGGGTATCAACGCCAACAACTGTGGCATCAAATACAAACCAAGATGTTATTCAAATCTTGGCGTTAATGAACGCCGCTGGTTATGAGTTCTTACGGAAACATGATTGGCGGCAGTTAACAAAGCAATACACATTCACCACGGTCTATACTCAAACAACGGGTAACGTGACGCTGAATACATACACTATCACTGGCATCCCATCGACTGCTGGGCTTGATTCAACATATCAAGTGGTGGGCAACGGCATTTCAAACGCTTGTTACATTGAGTCGGTTGATTCAGCCACGCAAGTAACCGTGAACTTACCCTCTACAGGAACGTATACAGGAGCTACGATCACTTTTGAAAAAGTGAAGTACGCATTACCCTCGGATTACGAATCAACCGTTCCACGCACGCATTGGGACAAATCAAAACATTGGGAAATGTTAGGCCCTGAAAGCGCACAACAATGGGAATGGTTGCTATCTGGTTTTATCTCAACTGGCCCACGAATTCGCTATCGACTGCTTGGCAAATATTTTCAAATTTGGCCTGGCGTTTCTACTAACGAATTGCTCGGTTACGAGTATCGGTCAAACGGTTGGGCATTGTCAGATACAGGCGTTGTAAAAACATCATTTACTGCCGATACAGATACTTGTATTTACCCTGATCGCCTGATGGTATTGGCTACAAAACTCAAATATTTCGAGGCTAAAGGTTTTGATACCACAGCAATGTACCGAAATTATATTGAAGAATTTGAAATTGTTCGGGCGCAAGATACGTCAGCGGCTAACTTGTCGTTTGCACCACGTCCAGGCACGGTCTTGATTGGCTACGATAACATACCCGATACTGGCTACGGGACAAACTAATGGCAAGCCGACTTGTTCAAGGCACAGCGGCACGGGTTCAATCGTTGCCAGCGCCTATCGGTGGTTGGAACGTGCGTGATTCCATTGCAAACATGGATACGCTTGATGCTGTTCAGCTAACAAACTTTTTTCCTACTGTTAATAACGTAGTGTTGCGT